CAAAGATGCCGACGGTGGGGACCGTGAATGTGGACGGCGCGACACCGCGCACAGCACCGCTCACGTAGATGGCGCCAGACTGGCAGTTGACGACACCAGTGTCTTCATCGACCTGGCAACTGGCATCGCGGACGATGTCGCCATCTTTGAACAGGGAGTCAGCAATGCCGCGCAGGCGATTTGCAGCCTGCTTCTGGATTTCGTTCAACTCGGCGCTCTGCAGGCCGCGACCAGCGATGAACAGGTGCTCCTCGTACTCCTTTGTGGGGTCGAAGCGCTGGTAATACTGGGATGGCATGTCGGTCATGCTGGTCCTTAGAAAGTAATCACGGATTCAAAGCTCTCGCGGATGGCCGGAGACCTGAAAATCGGTTCGATATTTTCGAGGTGCAGCAGGCGCCCAGGGTCGGCCACATCGCTAGGCGCGAAGTATCGTTGCCCACCTGGCAGGCCACCAACCATGACGGAGCCGATGAAAATTCCGATTTCGCGGATCACGCTGGACGATGCATCCGCAAAGTCGAAAGATGTTTTGATGTAGAGGTTGTTTGTAGGTGTGACAGACAGGGAAAAAGAACCTGTTGGCAGCACAATTGCGCCAGCAACATCTGGCACAACGAAAGCCACGGTATCAGCCGTACGGCGGCCAATCTCGGTTAGCAATGCCGTTGCGTTTGGATCCTCAGACGGTGGTGTTACCCATGATCCATCGCCCGTTCCCCAGGCGATATGCACAGCGCGTAGCGATACGGATTCCGCGATGCATACGCGGCCAGATTTTGTGAGAATTGGCATGTTTTACAACCTTTGATGCAAATGTACGGTCACGACCTTGTGTGCAGCGAGTCGATGAAGACGTCGCTTGCCCAGGTGCGTGGCGACGAACTGCTCCACGTCCTGTTTCCGACCGGCCAAAAATTGCTGGTGTAACGAACGTTTTGGTAATGAACCCGGTAGTCGCGGTTATGGAAAATCGTCGCCACAAAGTCGGAGTCGGACCACGTTCCAGCACTTCCCCAGGTGAAGGCACCCCAGGTCTGGCACGGGACCTTCAGGTAAGACGAATGCAAGATCTCGCGGCGGTGGAGTGACTGGTGGTTGAGGACGGAAACATCCTCAATGTTCATGTAGTCCAGCAGTACACGGTCCTCGACTCGTATGTACCTGGTGTGCAGGCTCTCAATTCCGGCGGTTACCTGAACATCCCCGAGCTCACTGTGTGAGCTATGGGTGACCCGTGGACCGATCACCATCACGCCTGCGGCGCGGTTGCGGTCAATAACAGCGAACACGGAAGGCCAGTCCACATACCCGTGCGCGACTGGCCGGATCAGGTGGTAACCAATGGTGTCGCCGTCATAAAGGCGGTCTGGGCCCGACAGCAGCGATTGGTCCAGTTTGAAGATTTCCTTCCACGGCTCCTCGATGCGCACGTCGAACCCAGTAGCGTCGCGGATCGCGAGTTCGATGGCATGCGCATTGTTGCGCAGCCGGAAGGCCTCCTTGGGGATGCGTGGCGCAAAGTGCGCATCGCTCTCGCCGGGCAAGCGCGGCACGCCGTAGATGGTGCCCCACAGGTCAAGCCATTGGCCTGATGCCGTGGTGATCACCATCTGCAGCAGGGCCTGCTGCACCTGGTACTCGGCGTCCAGGACCTCGCCGGCATAGCCGTTCAACAGAACCCACAGCAACGACGTGAAACCGTAGATGTGGTCGCCATTGGAGACCCGCTCGTCACCGCTACCGTCCACCAGCACGCGCGCGGACATTCCGGTGAAGAATGACGATGGCGACACGATCGTGAAGCCGTCAGAAATCAACTGTGTAATGAGGGTGTCGACGGTGAACAGCCGCAGGTCGTAGGTGACTTCAAGCGCGCCCGCTCTGACCGTCATCTGGCGGTCTCCGACCTCCCAGGTGGCATGGTCAGGATGCTGCAGGCGGAACGCCAGCTCAGATGCTGGCGACTCGTCAAATACCGCAGCATGCGGGTACTTGAGCAGGCGCCGGAGTGCGGTCTGGGTCATAGCGCTGCTACAGTCAGCGTGCCAGGAATCAGCGCCTCATCGTTGCCGCATATCACGTTCGAGCTCGTGACCGGCACGATCTCCTCGATGCCCGGGACAGCAAGAAGCGCCTCAACGATGGTGCCAAGATACAGCGTGGTGCCAGGCTTCACGCCGCGAATGGTGGTGGCGTATATGTCCTCGAGCTTTTGCTGCACGGAAGAATTCAGCGCGTACCCTGGGAACATGGCGACCTTGACCGATATGTCCACAGACCGCTCCTGCATGGGCAGCACCAGCACCTGCACGCCAGCCGACCGGTATCCTGGTGAGATGGTGCCTGCGACATCATCGCGGCTGCCATCCATCCGCAATTGGCCGTCGGCCAGCAGTTCGTCTGATGGAATTCCTCGGCTTGAGTAGAGGTATATCTTGACGATGCCTGGCTGCTCATCGATGCCGGCGCGCACCACGTACTCAAAGATGTTGCCGTTGATGTCCAGCACCACGGACTGCTTCGCCGCGTAGAGGCACGCCGTAACGGTGCCACGGGAAAGCGAGGCCACAAAGTCGGCAAACCGGGCCTCGCGCTCGCCATCAGTTTCAGCATCCCGCCCGGTCTCAATCGGCTGGTTGCTAATGGTGTACGGGGGGCTCTGGAGGTCTTGAGCGCTATTTATTACGCCGGCAGCAGCATTTCCTACCAGTCCTGCGGTAAGATAGGACACCGGCACATGAATAATCGTCTCATCGGCAGGCCAAGTCACGTCCTCAGAGGACGGATATTCACGTCCATCCTCAGACTCGAACACCGTGCCAGCTGGTATTACCAGCGGCAAAGACACTGGATCCGGGCGAGAAATGCTCACAAATCCGGTCGCGCGCTTCGGGGGCAGCCTCTCAAATCCAAAGCTCAGGAAGGTGGCCACTGGGATGGCGTCGCGCAGCCCCAGGAACATCTGGAGGTAAAGCTCCTCCATTTCCACAGCCGGCGCCTCCATAAGCGTGCGCGCCACGGAGCCCGGCTGGAAGTCGGTGATTTTGGTGGTGACGGCACGCGCGTGGTTGATCTGCGCAAGTACGATCGAGGCGAAGTCTTTTATCTGAAAGCTCATGCTGTACCTTATTGACCGACCAAAAGGTCCACCGTGCTGCCCTCAATCGCAACGGCACGCGCTGTTACCTGGACCGAGTCCAGCTTGATGTCCGCTTTGGACTGCACGACCCTGGAAACCCGGTAGTCAGCCCTCAGTGAGAGTTCCACATACTTCGAACCCAACTGGGCTGCGGTTGGGCCATTGACCTGGCCCATCAGGCGCCAGATTTTGCAGCCGTAATCCGGGTGGCGGCGCGCCTGCCCAGTCGGCGTCACAATGCGGTGCGCCAGCTGCTGGCGCAGGTTATCAGCGCCTGCAACCACCTGCAGGTCGCCATCGGCATCCGCCTGCAGCATCTTGCCGACCATCGCGCAGTCCCGCTCATAGACTTGCCCACCCTCAGCTGCATCCGTCCAGACGCCAACCGGCGCCGGGACCTTGAGAAATGAGCCAGTGAGCTTGACGCCGGGCGCTACACGGCGCGGGTCATCCGTCAGGTACGGAGGAACGAGATTGTTCAGCCAGACGATTTCCACCCAGCGGTTGGCGTCGCCCATCTCCCTGGCGGCCACGGCCTGCAGGTCATCACCGTAGTTGGTCTGGGCAAGCCGGAACTTTGGCTCTGGTCGCTCGAATTGGCTCATATGCTGGTCACCCCGCTGGTGATCATGTCCGTCATGCGGCCGATTTCATTCATCGGCAGCGGCGCCAGGACGCTGTCCATTCCGCTGAGGGTACTGATGCCTGACAGCGCCGCACCAGAAAGGGTGACAAGGTCCTTGTCGGGAGCCATGAGCGAGAACACGTTCAGGCCGGCGTAGGGGCTGATGGGAGAACCACCAGTCGTGCTGGAGCAATTGGATGCCCCATAGAGCCCGGTGTACTGCTCATAGACTTTGCGGGGGCGCAAGCTGTTGGACAAGATGCACAGCACCTCGTTATAGGCCGCCGCCACCTGCCCTATTTTCGATTTTATGTCGTCGGAGATACCTGAGACGGAATTGACGACACGGAACACGTTCAGCCCGACACTGGCCAAGCTGCTGGCGACACCTATCAGGCGGTTCGCCACGCCGGTGGAAAGGCTTTTTGTGTCCTTCACAACCGACAGGACGGTTCCAAGAACACCGTTTGTCATGCCGACGAAGCCGGAGATGGAGTCGGAGACGCCGCCAATGAGGCCGTCGACGCCAGCCAGCGCCTCGTCAAGCCAGCCCTTGATCTTCGGCTCAAAGCCGGTCAGTTCTTTCAGCGTGGTGTCCAGGTCAATAACGCCATTGGCTGGGTTCCCAAAGTTCGGCGTCAGTATTTCGACTGGCTCAATTTCCTTGGCGATCGCCTGGAGTGCAATGTTGTACTGAAAAAGCAGTGGCCTAGACTTCGATCGACGCAGTACGAACGGGCCCGGCGCAACTGGCAGCGTGAAACCATCAAGTGTATCGTTGAAGATCAACTGCACGGAATCGGGTGCGATACCGGAGTCAATCGCATCCTGCTTGGCCCGATGATAATCGACGTTGATCAGCTGATTCAGTGCCTCGAATGCGGCGGCGCCATCCATCCCGGTGCCATACGCTGTGCGCCACCCCGTGTGGCCAGCGATGGTGATGGAATCCAGGCCTGCTCCGAAATTATCGACCCAGCCAGAGGCGTCACGGCCAAGCGTCTGATGCACCGCAAGACGAGATGGTGACGTTCTGGTCAGATCCTCTGGACGTATGTTGAGCGTGACGAAGGTATTTCCGCCTCCAGACGTCGGATCAATAAAGTAGAACGAGATGGGGCGAACGCCTGCGCGCTGGTCAGTAGGTGGCGGGCCAAATCGTTCCATTCTGGAATTTTGGCATCACGACCCCTCTGGCTCCCCGGTGTCGTCAAAGCCGGTGACTACGCCGCCATGAACGTGGTGCATCACGCTGATGCCGCCGGCCACGCAGTCCTCGGCGATATCGGCATGGCCGCCAACCGACAGGTTTCCGTCGATCAGCACATTGCCGGTGGCGTGTACCAGAGGCGTCTCGAGCATGATGCGAACTGGAGCTCGGACGGTCACAATGCCATTGGGATCAATATCGACCCAGGTATCCTTTGACCTGATTCGGACATGGACCTTCTTGCCGCCGTTGCGGTCTAGAGCGAAATTCTTGTCGAAATTCGTGCCAGTCAGGTCCTCGTGCTCTGGGCTCTCTGAAATTCTGATGTAGGCACCGCTCGGGTGGAAAAGCTCATAGTCTCCGCCCGGGCTTATCGTGGTGTAGACGTCGCTGGCGTGCCGGTCGACCATCCTGTCTTTTTCGGCCCACGTCATCTGGCTGACCTGGGGGAACAGGAAGCCCATGATCACCGGCGTGCTGCGCACGAATGCCACGACAGCAATCTGGTCCTGCCCGGTGCGCTGAGTGATGTCCCACTTATCCTTTTTTTTGGGCGAATGCGGAATGTTGGTGGCACCGCTGCGGGTGCTGCCATTCGGGGACATGATCTGCACGCCGATCATGCGCGAGCCGTCGTCCAACATGACTAGGTCTACCGAGTGATCCTCTGGGTGGGTGTCGACGACGATGCCCTGGCGAAGCGATGTCATATCTGGTCTCCCACGCGCAGAGCCTGCTCAACCAGCCACGGTGACGACGACTGTCCCTCCATGGAGATGCGATTCACGAAGCCCTCGCCGCGCTCAAAATACAGCGTGCTGGTGTAGCCCTGGTATGGGATGAACTCGTGGTCAATCTGGTGCACGTAGGCATCCCAGGTCATGTTGCCCATGACGAAGGTGGCGTAGTCTCCAGCCTTCATGCACTCCTTGCCGTCGTCGCGCATGCGGCCGCCACGCACCCGGGCCGATCCGCGCTCCAGTACCACATTGTCGCGGTTCATCTCCATCATGTGGCGACGCCTGCGCTCAATCCATGACTCCTGAATTTTCGTGCGATCGCTTTGCTGGGGCTCAGGCAGACCGCTCTGCAAATTGGTGATCTTGTCGCCACCCTGCTGCGTCTCGGCATACATTGGCCTGACGCCATAATACTTTACCGCAGTGTTCGGGTATTCGCGTGTCGAGACCGTCTGGTTGTCTGCTGCGATTCCAGCCAGTTTGCGCTGCATGTCGTCGATGAGGTCGAATTTGCTGTTGTTGACCCAGTAGAAGTTCGCAATGAGTGAATCCGATCGCGCCACGGCGACGCTGACGATGTCGCTGTCCTCGATGACGACATAGGTAGGGTCTGGCGCATCAGGCTGTATTTTTCGCGGGTTTCCGTCACCAATTTCCGGATCCAGGTTCTTTGGCTGCGTGAGGTGCAGCGCTGGTATGGCGCGGTACACGCAGTGCACGCCATCCTCCCTGTCCTCGACGTAGAGCTCATTCCAGACGCCGACATCGCCGTGGAAGCGCATGATCTCCCACAGAGATCCCTGCATGTTTTGAAAGCTCTGATTTACGACGCCGTGCTTCACTGAAATGCTGTCGCCGGTGTCAATTTTCTTGAACTCATCAGGGACCATGGTGTCGGAAAGGAACCCGGATATGTGCGGGTTGATGATCTTCTCCACCATCTCACGGATGAATTGGCCGGCGGGCATGGCGGCCACCGCGCTGACGCCGAACAACTCCGACAGGTTGAAGCTGGTCAGCAAGGCTTTGCCCTCTGCATAAGCAGGCAGGTACAGCACTTGAAAGGTCTGCCAAATTTTTCCGTAGTCCTGACCGCTGATCATCACCTGGCGCTGTGGCCGGCCGTCCTGGCCCATGGCCTGCACGCGGTTCACCTCCGAGACGAAGCCGCGCATGATGATCGGCCAATCCACTTCCGGTGGGATCGGACCCTCACCGCTCCACATACGGATCTCGACGACATCCATAGGCTCCACCAACCCATAGACCGACTCCAGGGACTGGAATCCTGGCGGCGTCCAGGAAGACGACCAATCAAGCTGCGCCTTGTCCATGAAGCTGATCTGGAAGCCGCCGGCTGGCTCGCGCACGCTCTTGGTGGTGCGCACCACGGAGCCGTCTCCCAGGAATGGCGTCAGGTTGATGTAGGAGTCCTTGCCCTGGTAGCGCGTTGACACCGCCGACTGGCCGTCAATTGTGTGTCTGTCGATGGTCTTGTACAGCCATACCGAACACTGCGGGGATACATCTTTTAGACTGGTCATGGCGTCAGTATCCCATAGACGGGCGCCAGTTCGGCTGCACCCGGGTCGGGATTTGCTGTGAGGCCGCCAGAGGCTTGCCGTTTCCATCCACGACATGCACAGTGATGTCGTCGGCGGTGATGTGGGCACGGCTCACGCGGCCATTGTATGGACCAGCACCAGCGGGCAGTGGGGTGTTGAATCCGGCGTTTATCCTGGCGGCGAGTTCGGCTCGAGCGGCGGCGTCGCTATCGACTGCCCTAGGGCGCTCATAGTATCGACTGCCGATGTCGCCAGCCTGCTCTGCTGTGGAGGAATTGCGCAGCCGGTTGCCGGCGGCCTGTTCTTTGCCTGCCGTCAGTTCGTAGTGGACGAATCCAAGCTGCTCCTCGCGCGTGGAGCCGCGGATGTCATGGCCAGACCACCGCGCAAAATCCAACTGGCGGTCGGCATGCCACTGGCCGACACCGTAGGCGGAACCGCTGTCGCCGACACTGCCGGCATTCAGTTTGCTCTCTGCCCAGAGGTTTGCGACGATCCCAGAGGCCTGCTCCTTGGTCCAGCCCTTGCTCATGAAGAACTGCATGGCGTCATTGGTGGCATTGCTGCTCAGGGCTGCGCCGCCACCAACAGAACCGCCACCAGTGCCGCGCCCACCGCCGGTGGTGAAGTACCGGCCACCGATGCTGCCGGCTGGCAGTTCCCCAGAACTTCCGACTCTGGTTCCGTCAGGCAGAGTTACCTGGTCGCCGCCTGCCAGTCTCGCCTGCTCATTCTTGTCGACTTCAGCCTGTTCGGCCTCTCTGCGCTTGTTTTCCTTGTCGAGCAAGTCGGCCTTGGTTTTTTCGATCTCGGCCAGGCGCGCGCTGGCTTCGGCCAAATCCTTCTCGGCCTGCAGCTTCTCTTTTTGGTACTGCTCGGCTGACTTGGGGTTGATCATGAAGTCGCGCATGCCTGGATTCATGGCGGCAAGAGCGCGCGACTTCTTTTTTTGCAATTCAGTTTCTTCGGCGGAAAACTGGCCGGTTATGGCCTTCTTGCGCTCATCGGAGTCAACGTCGATGACTTCCTTCATGATCTGCGCAGACGACTTCTTGCCGCCGCCGGCGATGTGCATGATGCCCAGTCGCATCTCGGTCATCAGCGGCACCATCTTGTCGGCCACCGCCGTCTTGATGTTGTCCAGCGCGTTTTTGCTGTCGCGGATGTCGCTGCCGGTGGTGCGCTCCTGATCGTACTGGGCCGCAAGGCGCGCCAACACCTCGCGCTCCTGTGGCGTGCCCATGGCAGCTTTGATCTGGTCCTTGTCCTCGCCGCTGACGTCTTTGCGGCCCAGCATGGACTGAGCCAGGCCTTGACGCTCAGCAGCGGACCCATACAGAGCCTTGGACAGGTTTCCTATCCCGCTACCTGACAGCTTGGAAAGGTCGCCATATTTCTGCATCTCGCCCATTTCGTTGGGCTTGATCGACAGCAGCGCCATGGCCTGGTTGATGCCGATGCCAAGGTGGTTGGCCGTGGCCTCGGCGAGCTCATCGGAGTTCCCGCCGTTACCATACTGAGCGCGCAGCTTTTCGAGCGACGCCTGCAGGAACGTGGTATTGCCGCCGGGCCCCGTGCGCCCCTTGTAGCGGGCGTAGGCACTTCCGGCGCCAAACACACTATCGTTGGTACCAAAGGCACCTGCTTCGCGCAGCATGCGAGTTTCGTAGGGGTTCAGCCCCATGCTTGCGCCGATGGAACCAGTGAAAAACTGGCTTGCCTCGCCTTTCGCACCACCTGCCGACAACGATGCGTTGATACGGCTCAGCAATGCCGCAGACCCGGTGGTATCCAGCCCAGCGATCCCACTGCCGACCATTGACGAGAACATGCCAGCATAGCCCGCCACATTGGCGACACCGGCGTTCTGGCGCGTCTGGGAAGCCGTGAAGCTGGCCAGCGCCTCCATCACCTCTTCGGACTTGGCGAAGGCGTTGGATTTTCCAATCGTCTCGCCGATCAGCAGCGCAAAGCGGCGGCTTTCCTGGGTGTCTTTGGTGACGCCGAGCCCGCGCATCTGTCCCATGACGCCGACGCCGGCCGATGGGTCCATGCCGAACGCGCGCGACATGCCGACGCCGACATTCATCTCCTCCGACAGCGTCTTGTACTGATCACCGGTAA